CAAAAACAATATGCGGCGTCTGGTGCCCCGAACAGACGTACCGTAAGGCCGGCCCGTGCCGAAGAACGGCAGGACTTAAAGATGGTCGTTGCTTCGTGCATCGCGGGCGCAAGGGTTGACACGGGAGAGTTTTAGGACTATACTATATCGAGAATAATTTTAAATCTAAACTTAGATGAAAGGAAGAAAAACTGGCGGGAAAGTTAAGGGCTCTAAGAATAAAATGACTGGTGCCCATCGAGATTTGCTCGACGCATGGGATAAAGTTAGCGGCCCGGAGAAGGCCAAAAAATTAATCAAGGACGCCCTAGAACGAGCCTCTGGGTATCCTGTCGTCGAAGAAACTCTTGGTCCCGACGGGGGAATAATCAAGAGAGTATTGAAGCAGGAATATAATTTTGCTCCGATTGCGTCCATCCTCCCCTACATTGCTAGGCGACTAGATAGCACTATAGAGCTCGACTCTGGTTCCGAAACTGTGACGATTCAATTTATTCGCGCTGATGCAGAAAATAAAAGTTAAGTATACTGTCGTATTCGAGAAAACACACGCAAGCAGAAAGCGAATAATAATAAATGTCGGCGGCGCGCGCTCCTCGAAGTCATACAGCGTCGCCCAGCTTTTCGTACTTAGATTTTTATCCTGCCAGAAGCGGACTCAGATCGTAACCCGCAAGACCTTTCCCGCTCTCAAGGCTACGGCAATGCACGACGTACTTACCATCATGCAGGAGTGGGGAGTTTATTCCCGTTTCCAGCATAACAAGACGGATGCCGTGCTAACCAATCCGAAAAACGGAAACATCATGCGCTTCATTTCCATCGAGGACCCGACGCGCATCCGCTCGATGCAAGCAAATGATATGTGGCTTGAGGAGGCCAACGAGTTTGCCTACATTGACTACCTCACGCTTAAAACGCGCCTCTCCTCTCCGACGACGGACGGACTTCGGAATCAGATTTTCTTTACTCTTAATCCGTCAGACTCCTACGGCTGGATAAACCAGAAGCTGGTCAACTCCGCCCAGGATGAGGCCGACTCTGATAAAAATGACGTGGAAATAATTTACTCAAGCTACAAAGACAATCCGTTTCTCGACGAGGATTATAAAAAGTCGCTCGAAGCCCTCAAGGAGGAGGACGACACCTACTACAAAATTTTCACCCTTGGCGTATGGGCGCAGGCCGGCAGCATCATTTACAGCAACTACGACATCGTGCCATCGTCAAGATTCCCGTCTGGATTCGATGAAGAAATTATCGGTCTTGACTTCGGCTTCAACAATCCAGCTTCAGCTCTGTTCATCGGTGTCAAAGATAACGAGGCTTGGGTCCGAGAAATCGTTTATCAGAGCCACCTGACGAATCCAGATTTTATCGAGCTGGTGAAGCAAGGGCTTGAGCCAAAGTATTTTAAATCTCCTTGCCGGGCTGATGAATCAGAGCCAGACCGCATAGAAGAATTCCGACGCGCCGGCTTCCGGATTGAGGGAGCGCCGAAGGGAAAGAACAGCTTGCGCGACGGGATAGACTTCTGCAAGCGGATAAAATTGTATATCTCAGACGACAGCATCAACGTAATAAAAGAAATTCGCGGCTACAAGTGGAAGGAAAAGGAAGGCCAAATCCTCGACGAGCCGGTTAAATTTCTAGACCACGCAATGGACGCCATGCGGTATGCCCTCACGTCTTTAAAATCTTTCGTCAAGCCTCAAAGCGCCCTGGTCCGTAAAGGGCCTGCGTCAATCGGTGCTCGCCACCGTCCAGGATTTGGAGGGCGCGAGAGGTACGGGACCAGTCGCTACTGAAAAAACGCTTGACATAAAAATTATCTCATGCTAATATGCTCCCAGGGAAAATGAAACGGCTTGAAACCAGGCCCTACAAGAGCGTAAAGAAAAATCCCGCCGCGTTCATCGAGTCTATCCTGGGGGCCTACGACCCGGAGAAATCCTTCGAGTTAAAGAACATCCCCAATCCCGTCGTAGCATTTTTTAATCGTCTCACTCGGAAGCCAACGCGCAATGCGACGGAGCAGGAACGAAAGGCCATAGCCCACGACCAGGCGCAGCTCGTGGAGCGCGCCCGAATCCTCGAAGTAAACCGTCTCGGTGTTACGAGGGTCCGAGTCTTGAACAACGGCTTGGAATTCCGGGAGGCTTTGCAAGAGTCAAAGTCAAAGCGTCAAGTCCTTGAGCGCATCGTCGAGAGTGGCGTCAAGTTTACGAGCGAAAGGCGTCTAGGCCAAGCCCGGATATCCGAGCTTCGCAAGCTCACGGAGTCAGAAAAGTTCCGGGAAGATTGGGGAATCTCTGACCAGAACGACAACACCTATGACGAGTACATCCCCATCATGGGAGGACCGTGGAGCCATCAGCAATATCTCCACGATTTCCTCGACGGACAGGCGAAGGCGTTCGAGAGTTTTAACCATAATCCGTATGCTCATTTCATCTGCGGAATCACGACGTGCTTTGTTTTGGGCCGTGGTGTGACGTTCAAGGCCAATGATTCCGGCGTCCATGAGAAGTTTAAAAAATGGTGGGACGATAACGACATGGACGACCGTATCGAAACGTGGTCAGACATGCTCACCAGAGACGGAGAGCTTATCATTCGCAAGTTCAGGAATCCTTCGACGGGCGAATTTTTCTTACGATGGATTTCCCCGTCTACGATTTGGGAATTTGTGAGCGACATCGAGGATACGGAAAACATTTTTTACGCGCATCAGCAATTTGCGGCGGCGTATCAGGTGTTGTACGGTTCCCCGTCGGGCAGCAAGTTTAATCCGTCTCAATTTGAATCCTCCAAATACATCATCAATCAGATTCCTTTCGACGAGCTTTACGTCATAAAAATAAATGTTGGACCAGACGAGAAGCGTGGGCGCTCTGACCTGTTCAATATTTTGTCATGGCTCAAGCGGCATAAGGACCATCAGACGGGAGTGACGCTCAAGGCTATCGTGCAAAGCGTCTTCGCCTGGAAAAATAAGCTGTCCGGCATGGACACAGACGTAAATGCCTACATCGCGCAATTCGGGACGGACATTCCCGATTTTGGAAGCGTTCACGTCGAGAATGAGGCGTCTGATTTACAACCCATGACGGCGGATAGCAAGACGGGAGGCGTTATTCAAGATGCGCCCAGCCTCATCGCGGCCATTGCCGTAGGTGCTGGCCTTTCGACGGAGTATTTCGGCGGTACAGGTGGAGGGAAAGGCGGCGGCTCAAATCGTGCGGCCGCTATCGTCGGGACGGAACCAAGCACAAAGAAATTTCAACGACGGCAGCTTCTTTTGGGACGCCTCTTGAAAAGAATCGCGGCGGATTGGGCCGACAATGAGAAGTTCCCGACCGGGATTGACACGGATATTGATTTTCAGTTCCCGGAAATCGCCATCGAGGACCGCACCGCGAAAATCAAAGACCTCCAGACGACGTTACAGGATGAGGTCTATGACCATAAAACCTATTCCGTCGCCGTGGCCAAGGAGATGGGGAATCACGATTACAACTACGAGGAGACGCAAGCAGCGATAGACGCAGACAAGGAGAGCGGCCACGGTGTGGCCGACATTTACGGAATGGGGCTGAGCCCGGCGCCAGGTCCAGGCGCGGCACTTGGACAACCTCAGCCTGCCGGACATCCGGCGCAATCAACCCCGACCATCCAGCCGCAACCAAAGGCTGCCGGTGGGCTATCTGGCGCAGAGCGGAAATCAATCAAGACAAATGACCGCCGTTAGACTTCGGGAAGCATCCGACCGCGTTTACAATCCCGAAAAAATCAATGACCTTCTCGACGGATTGACTCCGGACCAGAGAGGACTCCTTTGGAAGTTCTACCGCGAGAGCCAAAATCGTTTGACGGCGGCGGAGCGAGCGCTGAAAAGGGAATTACTTTCAAACTATCGCGCCGTCGCCGGCGACATTCAACAGGATATTGGCCGCGTTTTTTCCAGTCTTGACACGGACAAATGGGGATTATCCCAAGCCCGCCGAGTAGGGCATGACCGCGCGCTGTGGGCTCAGATAGACGACCGCATCCGAGCCTTAGGCGGCGCGACTCAAAAAAGTTTTGACGATGCTCTCTTAAATCAGTACAAGACGGCGTATGTGGACGCCGGATACCGTCTTGATTCTCTGACGCCTGACTCCGTGACGATAAAATTTGGATTGCTTCCTGACCGTGAAATTTTGGCTATTCTCGACGAGCCTTGGAAGGGGGCAAGATTCTCGGAACGTCTCGGCGTAATATCCGACGAAATGGCCGGAGAAATAAAAAAGCAGCTCGTCCGCTCCATGATGAGTGAAGAAAGCTGGCAGGACGCCGCCAGGCGCATAAGGTCGGAGATGGGAACAGCCGGCCAGCGCAGCGTATGGCGCGCGGAAATGATTGCACGGACTGAGCTTGCCCACGCGCAGGAATTGGCCAACGCCCAGTTCAACGAGGAAAACTCAGACGTGTTAGAAGATGAGGTATGGGTAGCGCATCCTGGAGCTTGCGAGGAAATTTGCATACCGAATCATGGTCAATCTGTGTCCGAAGTCGGCCGGCCACCGACGGACAGTCATCCGAATTGCGTATGCTCTGTTCTTGCAATCCCAAAATCCTGGGGTGGTCTGGCGAAAACAGAAGACGGTGATTTCTCAATCAGTCCGGCTTCGCGGAAGTCTTGGGCTGAAACATATGGAGTCGTTGTGGAGGATTGATATGGCTGAAAACGCGCTGCAACATTTCCAGGGTAAGGCAAACGCAAAACTCGTAAAGTTTTTGGAAGAAAGCGAGAATTTTGCGAAGCTCACCATAAAACTTATCCGCATGATCTCGATGATGGCTGATGAGCAACACCTGAGCGCTGATGAATTGACCTATGAAGTCGCGGTCCCGAAGGGTTACGAGCGAATCACTGGAGAAGGCGGGGCCATTATCGCCATCAAGGTCATAAAGCCGGTAGGAATTTTATAATCATGCTCTCCCCCGAGATACAAGCCGAGGCCGTTAAGCGGTGGAAAAATCTTGTATCCTGCCGCCATCAGAGGAAAAATGCGACAATGATAGTGGCAAAAGAATTTAATATATCCAGTCGGTCGGTCTATCGTTTTAGGAAATTCTGTCACTAAATGGCACTAGGATTTTCTTGCTAATTTTTTGCATCGGGGTGTATAATAGCTCCGATGAGCAAGCCCGCCGCAGTTCTTGACCTTCCCGAATTCCGACGGTGTGACCTTGCCTTTATTGCTCGTTTTCGAGAAGCTGCCGAAGGCGGCAAAGAACCCAATGACGCAACCCGTGAGATTCCCGTCATCATCATCAAAGAGGGAATGGGAAATCTCGTTGACCGGCATCTCTACGAGGCCGACTTACTGGCGAGAAGCGCCGGAATGTTCAACGGCATCAAGGCGAACGCCGACCATCTGACCAAGAGCCAGGAGCGCGACCAGCCGGAAGGGAGCGTTAAGGAAATCGTGGGCTACTACAAGGACGCCCACGTAGAAACTATCGGCGGAAAAATCTGCCTCGCCGCGACTCTCAAGATCATGGAGGGCGCGGCTTACGATTGGGCCTGGACTCTCGTTAAAGAAGCCTGGGCCTACGCGAAGCAATTTCCCGGCAAGGACCTTGTGGGAATCTCAATCAATGCCTTCGGGAAGAGCCATGCCGTTGAAGGTGCTGACGGGAAGATTGTAAATGTCGTAGATGAATTTTCTGAAATCCAAAGCGCGGATATCGTAACGGCGGCCGGTGCCGGCGGCGGGTTCCGAATGCGTGAGGGCGCAAGACTTCTGGAAGTCGTTAGCAAAGCCCTTGAAGGGCAATCCAACGGAGGAAAACAGATCATGAAAACCAAGAAGACTGCCGCAGAGCTTTTGAAGGAGGGCGAGGCCGCGACTTCCGCCCTGCATGGATTGCTAAAGGGGCATCACGAAGCACTGAAGGCTATCCACGGCAAGATCATGGCCGACCCTGCCTACGCCAAGGAGTACGGCCCGGCGATGGAAAAGCTCATGAAGGCGCATGAAGAGGTTCTGAAACACGCGGAGGGAGTCCACATGAATTTAGGTCAAGAGCCGACGCCGGAAGGCGAGGGCGCTGCTTCCGGTGCAGCCCCTTCCGACTCGCAGGACTCGGATGGAGTCGAGGAGTCCTTCAAGAAGATGGAAGCTCAGTACAAGTCCGGCAAGCTCTCCGAGGGAGAGCGCAAGGTTTTCGAGCTTCTTCTACGGTCCCGCACGGAGCAGGCCATCCGTGAGAACGTGGCCATGGTGGCAGCGACCATAAAGGAAAGCGGAATCCCCGAGGCGTTCCTGGGCGACCTGCCCATCATGTGCGCCGGCAAGTCCGCTTCCGATGTGAAGAAGATCGTGGAGGCCCGCAAGGCTTTGGTTCAGCCGCTCATCGGAAACCGAGGACAGGGTGCAGGTTCTGGGAACCACGGCGGAAGTGCAAAGACTTCTCAACTTCAAGAAAAAATCGCGGCCAGCGGAATCAAGATGAGGGAGACGGTGAAGGCGTAATCGGTCAAATCCAAGGAGAGAGGTAAAAGAACATGACCACGGCACAGAACAACGTCGCAACCGAGCGCGCCGACCGCCTTATCGTCCCGATTGCCACGGGAACCGTCGTTAAGCAAGGAGACTTCATCGAGGTCACTTCTAATCTTGGAGTTGTTTCCTCGACGGCGAGCGACTCGGCTATCGGCGTGGCGGACGACACAAATCCCGTCGCGTCTCTCGCCGGCGACGTAAATCCGAATCTCGGCGGTGCGGCTGGTGCAATCTCAATCGTGCCAATCGGCATATACAAGGGATGCGCCATCGTTTTCCTACCGCTGGCGAACGGAAGGACCGCGAGTTTCTTTACGGCGATTCTGCGGACGGCTGACGCACAAATCGTTTCCGACACTGGCGGAGGGACCGCAATCGGACGCTGCCTGGAACTTACGACTTTCACCGGAGACGGGACAACGCGCATGAAGGTTCTGCTTTGCGGGGCCAACTAGAGCACAGAGAGGCGAGCCATGTCAACCGCACAGAATAACGTAGCGACGGAGAGAGCGGATAGAATTATTGTTCCGCTGTCTGCCGTAACCATCGCCATCAATCAAGGAGATTTCGTAAAAATTTCCTCGAAGGTTGGAGTAGCGTCTTCTGGCTCTGCTGATTCCGCCATCGGTATTGCGGATGAGACAAACCCAGTCGCGTCCATCGGCGGGGGATGCAATCCTGGTATGGCCGGAGCGGCGGCGGCGATAGCCGTTATCCCGATGACACCTTACAAGGGATGCGCCATCATGTTTTTGCCGATTACTTCCCTTGATTCTGTCGGATTTTGGGACGCGGTTTATCGGACTGCCGATTCCCAGGTTCTTACGGTGACTGCAGGCGGGGGAGCTATCCAGGTTGGCAGATGCGTAGAACTGACGGCTTTCACCGGAGACGGAACGGCAAGAGCAAAAATCTTGCTTTGCGGAGCGAACTAAGCGCGGCCTCTGAGGCCCATCAAACGTAAGGAGAAAAGCAAAAATGGAAACAGAACTTCAGACGGGCGCGCCGGCCCCGAGCATGTCTTTTTTGTCGGAAGCGGAGCGCGAGGACAGAGAGCTTCAAATCCAGGAAGTGAGCAAGGCTCATGATGCGCTCAAGGT